ACTAATTGACTACCATTATAATGATAATCTCTCCAAAAAGAAATAGCTTCATCTACACGGTCGTCAACTTGTTCATCAGCGACGTTAATCTGAATTACCGGCGCGCCGATCTTTCTTAAAATAAAATCTTTAAAATCTTCTCTGGAATGAGGCAGTGCCATATCTTATCCTAACTCTTCTCTAATGATTATTTTGATGTATCCTGAGTTGGGAAACGTTTCAATTTGACCATTAGTATATGTTACTTGAAATTCAGCATTATGAATTCCTGTGTTTGATGTATCGCCTGTTTGCCAAGGATAAGATACTATACCCTTCGTAGCATTAATAATGGATGCAGTACCCAAATTAACTAAGCTTGAGCCTTCTTCTGTTGACATATTAAACTTTATTTGCGAAGCAAGGATCAATGATTTTGCTCGACCAGTTGAGTCTGTTAAAACGGCTTCAATGGACGGAGCAGTGTCGTTTTGCTTTATGTAAAAATTCGCCGCCATGTGTTTATCTCCAAGGTTTATCTTTTATTTATTAAAATAAATTAGTTTCTAACTTCAGCATAAGTTAAACCAATATTTTTTAGTTTTATATCGTTCGGTTCTGATGCTCTGCGTATGAGAACATTATTTTCTTTAGTATTTGCTAGTTCTATTGAGTTAAAACCAGATCGTGCTCTATTTGTAAGCGTATAGTTAATTACTTTTGAATTAAGTGCAAACCCAAAAGCTCCAGTAGTTTGACCCAACGAGAACTGAGCCATGGTACCAGATATTGTAATCGGAAATGTTATATCCGCAGTACCAGCAATTATTGAAAAACCACTCGAGGACGAGGTAAAGTTGATTTCATTATTACCAGAATATAAGTAACTCTGAATACCAAACTCAATTCGAGCAGGCTCTGTTAATGTAAAGCCAATGTTACCGCTAAATTCACCATATACCGTCGGCGTTACAATACCAGCCTGAACATCAAATGTTAATGTTTGATTTAATTCAGCAAGTACCGGTACAAAAACATCAGAACTAAATGTATAGTCAAATGTACTAGAAGCCTCTCCAGCGATAGTTGAAAAACCACCTCCAAAGAAGCTGAGATCTAATGTTGATGTAAATACGCCATTTGCGGACATTTATTTAGTCCTTATGCGCCACCGGCTGTAATTGAAAATGTTGTTATAGTAATCTGCTGACCAATAGCAATGTTAGTGTTATCTAACTGCATATCGCCACCAGAGCCTGATGCTGATATTGTACCTTGCATATGACATACTGTTCCATCACTTTGATGTATTCTAAAATAACCCGCTGTACCTGATGCATCAGCAGATAAGTCTTGCCAATTACCAGATAACTGAATTACACCACCTGATGGTACTGCTAACCATTCGGTAGGCAATATCATAGTTGCAACAATGTTACCAGTGTTTGCTGATTGACATTCCGTAGGTGCCGCGCCTGTTGCGATAGTTAAGATAGGGTTTGCGCCGACTGTTGTCTCTAATGACTGAAGTGTACCATTACGAGCTCCCGGCGATAACTGAAAAGCCATCTTTTTCTCCTTTGTTTAATATTATTTTTGTATATTTATAAAAAAAGAGTTGACATATGTTTCCAGTGTGATATAATAGATTTATCTACTACAAAATAATAATGTTATCTTCTTTCAATATCTTCTTCTGATAAGGTATTTCCCATCCAAACTTCAATGACTTTAACTGGTCTGTCTCCAACATTCGTTGCATGGTGCCAACATTTAACTGGAATATCAATACTGTCACCGGTTTTATATACCTTAGATGTAGAGTAACCATTATTAAACTCCAAATCCATTTTTAATTCACCATCAACGATATGCCAATGTTCAGAACGAACGAAGTGACGTTGGTCCGATAAAGATTTACCAATATCCACTGATAATTCTTTTACTTTCCAATGACCGTTTTGATCTAACTCTCTGTATTTACCCCATAGTCTTTGTGTTGTTGGCTTATCCCATTCCTTTAAGATCCATGAAGAACTATTCTTTTTATCTTCACCACCGACGCCAAACACAAATGATATATTACATTCATCGCGCAATTCTTTAGCAAACTCAACCTCTGGTGTTGTTCCTTTTTTACGATCACCACCATTAGCGAATAGAATTTCTGAGCCTCTAGGAGCTTGTTTGGCTACATAACGAATAGCATCACAGGCCGTATCATCTGAATCATCAAAAGTAAATACATGCCCTACGCAGCCAATTTCTTTAATAATAGACATACGTTCTTCAGCAGACATAAATGGTTTACCCTTTTTACGAGTTAACCATTCATCACTATTAACGCCAACAAATAGAATAGAACCCATTTCCTTAGCCGCTTTAAAATATTCAATATGTCCGGAATGTAGTGGATCAAATCCACCAGTCACAATTACAGGTTTCATCTTCTCTCCTTCATCATATAATCCCAAGCAAAGTTGGTCTCTTTGTTACTGCGCATGTCTGGTCTAATAAATCCAGGATGTACCCACCAATCTTCATACGCATTAGTTTCGTCAATAGCAACGTTCGGTACCAATAGTTTATATCCAATTTCTTGTAGTATTTTTCTAGTTTTATCTTTAAGATCGGATCCCCACCAACATTCGTTATGTTGAATTTGAATTACTGAAAACTCATATTCATTAAAAGGCATATTCTCTAATGATACTAATGACGCGTTATCTGCATTAATACGTAAAAAATCTACTTGGTTTTCAATACAGTTTTGTTTAAATAAATCTTTAAAGCTAACTTGACCTGCATCAGCGAGTACTGCAGTCGTATTTCGTTTC